TCTTTCCAATCTCCAAACACCCACATCTCGTCACAGAATCCAAGTAGTTTCAAGCAGTATTTCATGCCGTGGTCGTAGTCCAAACAATCGTAAAGGAATCCAGAAGCGTGAACAGGCGACAAAAAGACCGTGTCTTTGTGTAACACGGCCAGAGTCTTTGCAATTTCCTCTATCTTTTGTTTATTTTCCTCTTTGCCCCCGTAAGGATGGGATATGTAAACGAGAACAGACATATTACTCTCCTTTACTGGCTATCTCTCCGGCACAAGCAACATAACCAATCGCATCAATATAATTATCCATGTTGACTTTTCCGCTTGTGATTCTGCCAAATTTCATAAGAGCCATTAAAATAGCCACATCTTCCGCATCTAAAGCGGGTTCAATTCTTCCTTTCAAATAAACATTCCAATAATCTGCAATAATAGAGAAGTTATTCTCTGGCGAACCGTATGAATCTTGCCTATCCCTGCAAATACATTGTTCTGCTTCTGCTAATATCTGTTTTCTGTCCATAATTCTCCCCTATTACAGTTTCGCCCACATTCTTTTGCGTGTTCCGTCCATGTAAATGACTGGATTTTCCTTGCTTGTAGGCTTAAATTCGTAAACTTCTCCGTATCCACCATAATTCAGTGTTGCTCCCGTATTGACAAATAACTTGTCCACAAAAGCAACAGAAGAATTCGGATAATCTACCCGATAAAATGCCTGTTTCATAATGACAGGCAAGTGTGTATGCGAATGAATATATATGTCAGCATCCACAATAGATGCCATATCAGCTAACCGAATGACTTTTGCTCCTTCTTTTCTGCCTCCACCGCTACCGTGGTTGGCATATATGGTATAAAGACACCTACGCTGTCTGTCGTTTCTTCCGAATCGCAAAAAGATAAGTGCCGCCGTCTTGGAGAATCGGTCATAAAGTCCGATCTGTCTTGCCACTATCTCCATGAGGTCAATTCCCTCTTTTTGGTAAGTTCTTCGCTCATGGTTTCCGCTAGTGATAGCAAGAATTTTATCCTTTAACGGCTCAAACATCTCTACCGCTGTCTGTATCTGTTGCATCGGTGGAATGTCCTCCGCATAAGAGTCTGATACAGAGGTCTTGGTTGCGTTGTTTAGAAGGTCGCCATTAATAATGATATAGGCATTGTCCTTCTCTGCCACTTCTCGCAACCTCTGCTTTATCAGTTCGTGGTCTGTGTGGCAATCACCAAGGTGTAAATCTGCAAATGTATGTAATTCGATCTGATTTAATGATTCCGATAAGTCTATTTTGATTGTCTGCATAGGCTTCTCCTTAAAACATCCGCAGTTGTGCCTTGTTTTCCTCTATCCGCTTTTGTGCCATGTTGTAATAGTCCTCGTCTATCTCAAAACCTATATAGTCGAATCCCATGTCGTAGCAGGCAATTAAACTTGATGCGCTTCCAACGTGAGTATCAAGTATCTTGTCGCCTGGTTTGGCATAGTTGGCAAGTAACCATTTATACAATTTTACTGGCTTTTGCGTAGGGTGAATTCTGTCACTTTGTCCTGACGCTCTGCATTTGTAGATTTTTGAAACAGTCCCTAATCCTTCTGACAAGGACGCTATTTCAGCCATAGACATTGTAAAGTTTTCGGGGATTCCTTTATCCCAAACAACAAACCCTTTAAACTGTGGTAGTTGAAAATTGTTTGCACCCCATATAATTTGATTAACGCTTACTCTATATAATTCTTGCCAATATTCTTCTGGCGGTCTGCCCTCAAGGCTTTTCATTGATCCGTTTGCCCTCATGTCTTTTGTGGGTTGGTTCTTGTCACGATACGGCGGATCAACTATTGCCAACTCAAAATATTTATCGGGGAATTGTTTCATACCCTCCATGCAATCCATTAAATAAAGTTGGTTCATTTCAAGCATAATCATTTCCTTCCTATATTCCAGACTCGCCCACCCCAGAGTCTCACATTAGAATATGTTTTTGTCCCCACTGTGTCCTACGGCAGAGTATTGCGAACTTGCCCCCTGCTATGGCGGCCAGATTTTAACGTGGGTCTGGAACCACGGATACGTTTAGTATCATCACATTAATAATCTTGATTATAATAATCTTGATTATAGATTAGATGGTTATAGGCTGGTGGAGTCGATGGGAGTTGAACCCATGTTTGCAGAAAACAGTCCTTTTTAGGAATGTTTCAAGCACTCGCCCGACAACCCCAAGTGGCAACCCCATAAAGGAGGCTGCCGATATGAAGGAGGGAGTTATGACTGTTGATATTTCTCTTTAAGTTCTTCAATCTTGTCCAATATAGGTTTTTCCGGCTTAAACCATTCGCCATTCAGCCGATACTGTTCAAATTCTTCGTGCAGTTGTTGCTCTATTTTTGTATAACCCGGTATCAAGAGTAGGATCCGCAACGTATCCGGGTAACCCGTCTGTAATGCTTTCAACCGCATTTCCGGGTCTTTGGTTTTGCCTATTTTAATAGCGCCCCCATAAACCCCTTGTATGAAGTAAACATAGCCAGAGTTTGGCTTGTCTTTCTTCTTAGCCTTATATGCTTTCTCTCGCTCTAACTCAAGTTCTCTTTTGTACTTTTTAACTCGTTCTTGCTCCGCTTTTTTCTTGTTATATTCCTCCCAACGTGGGTCATTCTTTGTCCATGAATACTTTTTGATTTCATTGCGGAATACGGAAAAGAATCTCTCATCCTTTCGGAACATCCGCAGTTTGTCCTGTTTTTTCCAAATAGTAAATGCTATGCTTCTTTCTGAATGTCCTTCGCTTTCCATCCGTAACAGGAAATCCTCTAAACCCTTAACCTTTTTATAATCGTATATTTCGATTAATGGGAATGCTTCATCGTATGTAGTAACCTTTCTATAAGACATCTCTATTGTCCCCTTTCATTTTCCCTTTCTTAATGTACTTTGAAGAAACGTAGTACCCGGAATCTGTATGGTAAATCAAATCGTTCTCTTTCATTAAGCGTAGCATCTTATTCAATTTCGGCTTGCTGCACCCGTATATCTTTAGCAAGTCAACATACCGCAAAGACTTTTTCGTTCTTTTGTGGATCAGCCTTCCTGTGTTCCACTCGATGTTCTTTCCAAGACACACAATGTACCCGATAAGTTCCTCGACATTTTGTACCCCGTCTTCCCGTAGCTTCTCAATTTCATCTATCATTAGCATTAGATAAGGTTTCTTGCCCCCTGTATTTTTCGGAGGGGAATCTCTCGGTTTCTTTTTCGGGTTGTGCCAATGCGCATAAAGTTCTGTCCCGTCAGGCAAACATACCCGTATGTACTCCCATCCGTTACCCGCAACATCCCTTGTAATCTTTAATTCACCAACAAAAAGATTACTGGCATGGGTCAAGTATTTGTATAAGTCTTTGTCCATCTATTGCCCCCCTCTATGGGCTATTTGCACTCTACACTTAGGTAAACGTCGTTTACCAATGAAAAATGCTTGTCGTCGTTCAAATTTGAACACATACAAGCATTTACACTTGCATTTGGTTTATAATGTATTACTACTCACAATTTATTTTTAAGTCCTACCACCTTTTACCAAATAGGGCTACCCCTTTTGTAGATGCACTTTTGCTACCGACATTCGTGTCGCTACCAAACCGAACCCCGTTTCTATGGAAATGCACAGAAATATAACGCAAATACGGATATACGCTCCCCACAAGAGGCCACCCCCTTTGTAGGTCGGCGGCTTGCCTACATCTAATAGGCGGGTATGCACCCACCAGTCCGGGGGTAGGGTCAACTTGGACCCATGCACCAGCTACCAGCGCCACAGGCCGCCGGGGGAAATGGAATCTACATTATAGTGTCGCAACTTAAAAGTATTGACACCGATATGCCTATCAAGTAATTGCAAGGGGTCTGCCTGTGTCATATAATATGGTCATAAGTCAGGGTCCGGCAGATAGCCTAACTTGGACATCATGAGGTCCAGGGTCTCCTCGTCGACGTCAATATCTACATCTAATACGGATAAATCGTCCTTGCTCGCCTTGTCCCAGTTGTAAGCGTACTTGGAATACTGCAACGCATTAGGTAACGACGGAATCCCTGTAAAACTGTGTTGATTGGCGGCGAAATCCTCCAAGCAAAGGTCTATCGCGTGAAATGTGTCAGGAAAGTGATTGCGTTG